GTAAAAAGAGTTGTGGCTACCGAGGCAGCGTTCTGAATCGCGCAGCGAGTTACCTTGGCAGGATCTAAAATGCCTGCTTCTGTCATGTCTTCCATCAGTCCGGTGGCGAAATTGAAACCCATATTGCCCCCCTCCACTTCGACATTGGCCTGAATAATATCAGGGGATAGGCCGGCGTTCTCAGCCATCTGGCGCAGCGGAGCATATACCGACTTGCGAACCAAATCGACACCATATGATTGCTCGGCGTTGTCTGTCTCCAGTTCATCCAAACCTTGGACGGCGCGAATTAGGGCAACACCTCCACCAGCAACAACACCCTCCATCTGTGCGGAGCGTACAGCCTCTAGCGCGTCTTCGATACGATGTCGCTTCTCTGTCATTTCAATCTCGGTTGCAGCACCCACACGGATGATAGCGACACCAGATGCCAGCCTTGTGATGCGCTCCTGAATAACCTCGCATGCGTGCATGTCCTCTGTCTGAGATAGTTCTGCCTTTAGGGATGTGATCCGTTCGTCAATGGATGCAGCGTTGCCTGTTCCGCCAACGATAATGCTGCTCGACTTTGTGATCTCAATCGTCTGGGCGCTGCCCAAAAGATCCATCGTGGCCTCCATCGGAGTAATGCCGGACATGTGCGTAATAAATGTCGCACCTGTAGCTAATGCCATATCGTTCATGACATTGGCTCTGTCCTCTCCGTATCGAGGCGCCTTAATAGCAGCAACCTTAATGCCAGAGTTAACCTCTTTGCGCCTGATGGCATTCATGATGAGCGCGGCAAGAGCCTGCCCCTCAATCTCATCAGCTACAATAATAAGAGGGCGGCTAGAACGATCAGCAATTTCCAAAACCGGCAACAACTCATCTACTCTCTCCAATTTATAATCCGTGATCATAATCAACGGGTTTTCGTATCTAACTAGATTCCTTCGGGCATCTGTCACAAACGCGCCGGCAAGGTACCCAGAGTCCACCCTAAATCCTTCCAGTAGGTCCAGACTAGTCTCGACGCTGCGGGCTTCCTCGACGGTCACAGAGCCGTCCTTTCCAGCGCTGTCTACGGCGGTGGCAATCAAGGTTCCAAGTGCCTTATCGTTGTTGGCCGAGATACTGGCGACATGCTCAATATCCTCTTTCGACCTGATGGGTCTGGATGCCTCTCCGATGTTGTTGCAGATGTGGCTTACCGCTTTGTCCACGCCTCGCTTGAGTTCAATCGGTGAAACACCATTCGACAGATGCACCTGCGCCTGCTTAACCATAGAGCACGCAAGGACTGTCGCTGTCGTTGTGCCATCGCCGGCGTCACTGTTTGACTTGGCTGCGGCTTGCTTGATCACTTGCACCGCTGCATTCTCAAATGGATCTTCTAGTTCAATAAAGTTTGCAACTGTCACACCATCCTTGGTAATGACAGGTGGTCCACCGGGCGCTTGCAAAATAACGTTGCGCCCTCTGGGTCCAAGTGTGGTAGATACTGCGTCCAATAGTTTAGAAACTCCAGAAACTACCTGCTGGTTCAGGCATGTGCCTGAGTTAAAATGTTTTGTCAACGTACACCTCTTAAAGTTGATTTGTTAATGTTATTATAGTTTATTTTTGACTGAATGTCAAATTGTTTTATGCGTCTTTTGCGACTGCTCTGGCTCTTCCGGCCGCTGTTTCGCCGGCTGCAGCGCCTTGCTCTGCCTCTTTGCTTTTTTCCTGTAAGCCATTTGCGAAGTATGAATTTAGTTTCTCACTCATGGTCTGCATCTCGTCAAAGATCGCAAACACTTCTTGCATTACTGTTTCCTGAACCTTATCAAGAAGTGCCTGTACGTGCGGGGCGCCAATTGGAAGTTCTGCAATCAACCCCTTGCCTAGCGAACGTGCTGCGCCATCTGGGATTTCCCATTCTTCTGTCTCTAGGTATCCTTTTGTGTTAAGGATCGCAACCATCTTGGCTTGCGGAGATAAATCACTGTACCATTTTACAATCTCTTGTGTAGATGCATCTGCTTTCTTATCTGGATATTGCCAGTTAATAGATGCGATAGCTTGGCCCCGGGGATCAGCCATACTCAATATCTCTTTTTTGAATTTGTTCCATCCGATCGCGAGAAACCCACGAAGGCCTGCGATACTAACTCCGTACTGTGATTTAACGAGTTTTGCAACTTCTTTATTCTTCTCGATGCTTCCGTCTGAACCAAAATATTTATACACGGAGATATCAACGTTGGCGGCCGGCGACCAGAAGCCCTTTGCGTGATTCGGATTCTCTTCGACATAAGCGGCGTATGTCCGGGCAACTGCTTGAAGGAGACCCTGAGTTTTATCCCCCAGTGCTTCCATTTCTGGTGCCGAGTGTACGTTCAGATATGCTAAGAAGCCGGGTGACTCGGGATCGACAGACAAAGCCAATTCCTGTGCGTTACCAACCGAAGCCTTGTCGGGTAGTGGCACAACTTCTCCTGTTTCGGCGCGTGTGCCAACTGTCGGGGCGGGCCCTTGTCGTTCGTTCTTGTCCCATTCTCGCATTCTCTGCATAAAATCTGGATCTGTTGCGATACAGCGGGCCGTTTTTCCGCTAGCCGTCGCAAACATAGTATAAAGATTGTCTACGTTAATATCAAACTCATAGAAGTTGATCTTGCCGTGCCGGCTTAGATCGCCCAGTTTGTTGCCCTTCTTGTCTACTGCCTCTTGGAAGTCTTTGGTACACACAAGATATCTCATCGCGGCGCCGCCGGGTTGGGCCTGTGCCCAAGTCTGCCACATCTTAAATTTGCCCGATTGTCCGGTCAAGTCGTGGCACAAGTCGCGGAAGCTTCCACCTACCTTCAGTTGGCCCTTGGTATATAGCTTCAAACTAATGGGCACAGTACCTTCAGACATTTCAGCAACAAAATCTGCAATTGTAGACTTTTCGCCCTTTTGGCCGGCGGGAATTTGATACCCCCCCATAAGCACAGCCAAGAACGCTTCAAAGTTAAAGCCTGCAGCAGACGCATTAAAGTTTGTGATGGCCATAGTCAAAGATTTCAGGAACACAAGATAGGACATGACCTCTTGGACATATTTCCTCATGCTGCCGCCGTGATCTGACGTTTCAAAACCCACTTCCATCTTATTGATGACAGCTTTCAGTTTGCCTTGAAAGTCTGTTCCTTGTTCCCCGATCGGCCTAAGCCAATCTTCTAGAAGTTTTCGCTGGCTTCCACCCTCTGCGCCTTCTTCGTTGTTTGCCCATCCAAGTTCAGAAATAGGCACCATCGGAACCTGACTGATGTTATAAGTCCTTGTGATACTTTTCTTTTCTTTCTCTGTCAAGAGATTGCTCATCATTGAGGCAGCATAAACTTCTTCAATCAGGGTCTGCAGCTTCGTGATCCCATAAACATCTTCCTTTGGTGCAAAATAACTCTCCAGCAGCGTATCCAATTCTTTGTTTCCCATATCCTAATTAGTCTCCTTTTGCCAATTCTAAAACTTTTTGCATGTCAAGTCCTGCGCAATCAATTTTCCTTTTCGTAAGGTTGTAATGATTCACAAAACCCTTAAACTTTCCTCGATAGCAATCGCTATCATATCTGCCCTCTGGTGCGGTTTCTAGTGGGATGCCCACTCCTTCGCTTATCGCTTTCCACAAAGCGGCCAAAGCCTCGATCTGAACCGGGTAGAAGTCCATAAACGGTTTAAGTTTGTTACCATGAACCCATGCGCCATCTTGTATCGGGCGTTCGCCGAATCCATTTTTAACGTACCAGTCCTGATACTTGAGATAGTATGCGTTACTTATCTCTACTCCAATAGACTTGTGATTTATTTTACCAATACCAGCGTGCCATGCGCCATGCTGAGTATCCATTGTCTGGTAGATCGTGCCGTCATTGTCAATCAAGAAATGCACAGAGATTCCTCGCTTGTTTAGCACGTTCTGGCAAGACTCCGAAGACAGGCACACATCCCAATGGTTCACAAACATCGTCGGCTTGCGATCCTTTTTCCCGGCGTAGTCATAATAGTTTCCATCGCGGGCCTCAAGGCCACCGGGATCATCCCACAACACAACCTTGTGCCAGTCAATATCAATAAACTTTCCATTGTGTACGATGTAGTTATCATCGCGGCACATGGTTCCGGCGCGGCCATAGGCCGAGTTTGTAGGCACATGATCAGAGATGTTGTTTTCTCGCTCTGTCCAAATGCGCCGATATGTAGCGGGACCGACGAGGCCATCGGCAGTTAGGCTATTGGCCTTTTGCCACTTCTTTACTGCCTTTACCAGTTCATCATCATTATACTCACAGCCAAACCAGTCAGGCTCCCATCCTAGGGAGTCCTGAGAGGATTTGTTGTAAAATACTTTATCCATCTTCTTCCTCGGTTTGCTCTTCGCCATAAATCACATCAGCAATACCATATTCAATCGCTTCTTCTGCTGATAGGTAGACGTTAACTTTTCTGTCCAACAACTTCTTAATTCTGTGCGTGGTCAAATTTGTTTCTGAAACCAGTGCTCTCATGTACATCTCGGAAATCTGCCTAATCTCATCCATCTCGTTCTCCAAGTTGTGCAGCGGCCCGTGTTGGCCTCCGATAACCGAATGAATCATAACGCGGCAGTTTCTTGAGATGCGGCGTTTGCCTTTTGTGCCGGCGGCTAGCAGCAGCACACCAGCAGACATCACCTTGCCCAGACCCACGGTACTGATCTCGCAGCCCGAGTTCTTAACAACTGTCATGAGATCGTATATCGCAAACATATCGTCTGCAGAGCCGCCATTTGTGCTGATATAAAAATCAAATGGTCTAATAATCTCTTCGCCTGATGGAGTCTTTTTCTTTGACGAGTCCCACAACAACATCAGCGCGTTAATCGTCTCTTGTGCGCGTTCTTCGTTGATGTCTCCATATAACCCCATCGCACGAAACTGATCCATTTCTTCATCGTGGGCTTGCTGCATGAGTGCCGCAATCATTTCTTCTTGCAACGCTTGTGCGGGTGTGATTTCTTCTTCTTCTTTTCCTACTGGGTCGCTAGTCTCGCCCTCATCAGTCTCTTCGCCGCTGATCTTAGGGGTCGCCTTGTCAAACATACTTCTGTGAATTACCATATAAAAATCCTACCTTTTTGTACGCTTTGCATCAAAATCTCTGACCATTGAATCCCAATCGTGGAAAGAGATAAAATGCTTCTTGAATTCTTCTGGGAAATTCTCAAGGTAGCTTTTTATTATCATTGTTTTCCATTTCTCATGATTGTAGTCGTCCATATTTTTCTCTCTTATAATGAGGTTGTTGTCAGCCCCAGCTTCAACAAGAGTCAGATGCTTCGCTTGTTTAATAAACTCAATGTCCTGAGCTACAGTAATTATCTGCTCTTGGACCTGAAGCGCAACTTTCTGCACAAAAGCACCAGTTTTTCCTATTGTATAGAGAAATCCGAGAAAGCCCCTGACCATAAAACCCGTCATGAAGGCTATAAGAATATATAAAATTTCAACAAGTTCCATAAACTTTCCGTAATAAAATATGCCTCGCAGCATATATCTCATTATACACTACGAGGCATTATTTTGTAAACAAATAAATCTTTGCTCTGTTATTATTTAGTAGCTTTCGAAAGCTTGGCTGCGTCGAGAAGGCGTCGAGTAACGCGACGAGCAACTTCTTGCATCATCATCTCTTCGTCCTCTGCCGGAACCTCTTCCATGCCGGGTTCTTCCATGCCGGGCTCTTCTGCGGGAAGCTCCTCGTCAGGCATCTCTTCGGCACCAGTATCAAGTTCAATATCTGCACCAGCATCCTGAAGAAGCGATACGATATCTCCGACAAACTGCTCGGCATCAAGAGTAATACTGTCGCCACCTTCTCCGTCTTCGGGGGGTAGTTCCTCTTCCTCTTCTTCTGCTCCTATGTCTGCGGGTCCAAGTTCGCCCTCGGGTGCTGCAGGATCTACGGGACCAGCATCCATTGCCATTTCTTCGTCTTCAAGTTCGTTAATAAAACTAGACGCATGCGTGGCACCGATTTCTGCCAATCTCATGAAGCGTCTGGTTGTAGCTTCGTTAAGAAGCAGTGTCTTTTTAGCCATATCGTTTTCTCCTTATAGTACTATCAAGTAGGCTTCAGTATTAAATAGTATGTCAACACTTTAAAGCCCATTTATAATAAAGCTACCGTAAATAGTATTCAGCTAATCAAAAAGTCTTCCAAATCTTTAGATCGCCTAGATAGCTTCTTCAGGGCCAGCTTCTCAATCTGCTGAATTCTAGCAAATGTTAAGCCCTCTCTGTCTGCAACCTCTCTAAGTGTCATTCTCCCATGTTTTTCTATCGCAACAAAAGTGCAGTTTAAATCGTCGTCGTAATCTATCCAATATCTGCATTCTTTCTTCTTGCAGCATTTGTTTTTTCGTTTGCACAAACTTGTACATTTCATTTACAAACCCTCATGTTCCTTTTCCAGAATATCAAAGATGTCCTCAATATCTGTATTGTCGAGACCAAAGTTGTGTCTCTGTTCTGCAGCAGCTTGGGAGGATTTATTCGCCACGGAGCGAACGCGAGTTGCTTGCTTGGCTCTCTGCTCTTTTAGTTTACCTAAGAAAGTCATAAACGCACCCTCCTCTTCTAGATATGCGCGGACGCACCCTCTAAAGAAATCTGCCTGAGTTATACCGTCGTAATGTATCTTCAGCTTCAAGTCTGCGTGGACTCGATCGTTCTCCATATACACTACTTTTTTATTATATTCGTCCGCCATTATTTTAGAAAAATATGGGTCGAGGATTCAGTCGCTCCAGCACTCGTCTGACGAATGAACTTAGCTTTTGCCTGTAATTCCCTGATACTCCTTGCCCCGGAGTACGAAAGTCCGCTCTTAATCCCATTTTTAATATCCTCCATTTTTGATGATACGGGGCCCATAATTGGCACCGTTGTTGATACTCCCTCGTTAGAGGAAGATCGGCCGCGCCAATCCATTTGGGCGTCCTTGCTGGCCATGCCGCGATATACCTTTCTGGATTTTCCGCTGACCGTATGAATCACTTGGCCGGGTGTTTCGATCGTGCCGGCAAGCATCGAGCCAAGCATAACGAAATCAGCACCGGCAGCAAGGGCCTTCACTGCGTCACCACTGGTTCTGATGCCTCCGTCTGCGATGATTGCGACATCATGCTCTGTCTTGGCACACTCAAAAATAGTGTGTAGCCCCGGTAGGCCATGGCCCGTCTGAATCCTTGTCGAGCAAATAGACCCACCACCGATATTGCACCTAACGCTGTCAGCACCCCATAAAGCCAAATCATTAATACCCTCCAGAGTCGCGACATTGCCGGCCATCAAGTGAACGGTGCTCCCAAAAGTTTCTTTCAATTGTGTTAGGGCGTTCTTCATTAGAATGTGGTGCCCGTGGGCCACATCAATACATAGGACTTCAGCACCCATAGCCACTAGTGCCAAGGCTCGCTCATGATAGTCACCAGTAACACCGATTGCGCCGGCTCTGATTCCGTTCTCAACCTGTCGAACCATCTTCGCTTGTTTGTCTACAGAACAGTATCGATGAATAATACCTAGACCGCCGCAACGACCCATGGCCGATGCCATAGACGTTTCAGTTACCGTGTCCATTGGCGATGAAATAACTGGCAATTCAAAAGCATGGTTGCTGAGACTACTTTGCAAAGATACTTCTTTGCGACTGGTGATATCCGAGTACTGTGGTTCCAGCAACACATCTTCATAACTTAAACAATCATTTATTTTGTTATAAAACACTATCTTTCCTCCAAAATACCAATCAGTCGCGACAGGTGCCATTGGGCTCGCTTAAGATCTTCTATGGGAGTGCCCGTGTTTGCATGGTCAGCAACATATTTTACAACGCAACCCGAATTATAACATAGGTTCCAGTATTCAATTGCGTCTACAATATCATCCGGCTCATAAACCGCCTCCACCATAATACTTTCAGGTACTGGGGATTCCTCGTCGTCTACTTCGCAACGCCAAATATCCACTTCCTTTTGGGAACGCTCTTTGCAAAACACGCCCTTGCCTTGGACGGCATACGTTCTTTTCAATCTCTCAGGATTAACTTTCATCTGATCTTCCTTGCTCACTCTCAATAACCTCAATAAAACTCTTGGCCTTTGCCCAGCAATCGGGACAATAAAGCCTAACTAACTTTTTCTCTTCTCTTACAACTACATTCCAAGTCGCGACCTGTTCTCTGTCTTTCTTGTCAAACGGCTTGGTGCATGCTAAACAATGATCTGGCAAAGAGCCGAAGAGCGCCGTCTTTTCTGCCAAGTCGGTATCTCCGCTCTTCTTCGCTTCC